TAGTGATATGATGCGAAAGTGGGATATCAAAGAAAATAACAATTAGGAGAAATAAATGAAAACTTTTATTGCAGCTTTGGCTGCATTTTTAATGTCAACGGCGTCAATTGCCGGCGTTGCTTTATCGGGTAAGTATACAGGTACTCTAGACGATTCTGGTGTATATACACAAGATTTAGTTACAACTTTAGTTGGTGCTTCGGCAGCAGGTAGTGTAACTGTAACTCTTGACAAAGATTTTGCAGTTGACGATATGTTTGTAGAATCTACTATTGCAGGCATTGATTTTAAACTAGGCGAAGTTGATGATGTAACTTCAATTGGTGCTACAACTACTGTAGGACCTGTTACTGTTGGTGTTAATCAAGTTTCTGGTGGTTCGGTTACTTTTGATGTTGACGGTACATTTGCTGGTGTTACAGTAGGTGTTGATGACATCA